AAAACCATAAGCTAAAGGTTCTCCTTCATCTTCTCCGTCACTTTCTTCCCATTTTACATAGTTATCAAAACTATCTTTAACTTTAGCATCAAAGGATACAAAATATTTATTTATAACACAAGACCATTCACTATCACTATCCTCTAACCAAGCTCTATAAATACAAGCATCTTTATAATTAAGGACAGGTCCAAGAGTAGTTCCTGTTTCTAAATCTTCTATCCAATAAACCGCTTTCTTTTTTAGTGCGTTTGTTGCCACGTTTCACCTACCTTATATTCACCGTCCAAAGGACAGTTTAGTTTAAAAGACTTACCTGCTTGTACGATAGCCCCTACCGCTAGACCTCCAAAGAAGTCTGCTTGGTCATCTCTGACCTCACATTGAAATTCATCGTGCACATTTAGTACAAACTTATAATCTAAGTCATATTGTCTAGCATAAGAATCCAATAGTACCAACGCTTTCTTCATTATAACCGCACCTGCACTCTGCAGTAGAGTATTAAGTGCTGAATGTTGAGAGCGTATGTGTAGCTTACGACCATCTAACCCAGCTACCCAGCCTTTTTCACTAGACTGTGTAACCTTCTCACGCAGTAATTTCAAAGCAGGAGTATTATCAAGAAAGTTCTTCTTTAACATACGTCCGTGCTTCGCACCACCATTAGACACCTCACCAATCTTAGCATCACCCGCACCATAAAGGAACGCATAAATAAAAGTCTTAGCTTGGTCTCTAGTTTGAAGTCCTGCTGACTTCTGATTAGCAGTATGAATATCACCAGTAAGTATCTCATTGGTGTATTTATCATCATTCATATAGTGTGCTAACATTCTAAGTTCTAGACCACTAGCATCACAACCCACTAACTTATAACCTTTAGGTACAGTCCACAAGTCACGACAGTCAGCACCATAGCCACCGTCAAAACCCCAAAGGACTTCACCAGTTTTCTTATCGTGCCTAGTCGCAGGGACTTGAGCACAATTAGGCTTAGAGTGTGTCATACGTCCTGTAACCGCACCACAAGAATTAACATTACCGTGTATCCTACCTGTATCTTCATTGATAGCCTCAACCCAACTCTTAACCATAGCAACACGCTTGGTAATAGTAAGATAATCAACAATCAACTGTGCTTCAGGTATCTTCACAGATTTAAGTATCTTCTCATCAACAATGATACTACCCTTGTCAGTAAACTTCTTAGGCTTCCACCCAAAATGTTGTAGATACTTAGCTATCTGTTGGCGTGAACCTAAATTAAAGTCAGGATACTCAAAGTAACCCCAATCACAATTATTAAAATGTGCACCTTTATCTAACTGTGCTTGATAGCGTTTAGATATAGTGCCATCTTTATTCTTCATTTTATCTTTAGGGTGTACTAAATCTATCCACAGAGGTAAAGGTTTAAATCTTTCGTGTACCTCATCTTCTATGTCTAATACTTTCTCTTTCATCTCAGACAACAATTCATAAGCACGTTCTTCATTAAGTATCATTCCATTATCAGTCTGTTGCTTAATAATGTTAGCAGTCTGATGCTCAATATCTATTGCTTCAGAAAAAGTTAAATGTTTAACAAAATGATTATCTAATGCTTTAGTAACCCTAACATCTTGTTGGCAATAAGATAACATCTCTTGGCTATACTCTTCCCAACCACCTTGATAGTCGTCTTTATACTTACCTAGACGCTCACCCCACGCTCTTAAACTATGCCCACCTTCAAGGCTAGGGTTATGTAGTCTGCTAAGAACGAGAGTGTCCCGTAAATTAAAAGACCAATCCAGCCCAGTAATCCTACGCAAAACAGGAACATCAAAGCCAATAATGTTGTGTCCCACAAGAGTGTCGATACTTTCTGATGCCAACCACTTTCGAAAAAGTCCATTTGCTTCTCCTCCTAAAAAATTATAAACAGTAGGCTCGTCATTATCTAACATAGCACATATACAATGTACTTTGGTAGCGTCAAGCCCATCAGTTTCTATATCAAAATAAGCCTTCGTCATTAATAACCTCCGAAAGTCTTCCTGTTTCTGAATTGTATTGTAATCTACAAGCCTTACCTGTTAATCCTGAAAATCTATTCTTAATCACACGAACAGTAGTTTGATTACGAATAATAGGGTCGTCAGCCTGTTGATTACGCTCTAATCCTAATACTATATCTGATAATTGAGCAATCGCAGCACTTCCTCTAAGTTCAGATAAACTTACCTGTCCGCCCTCTTCGTGTGCCTTACCTTGTGGTCGTTTAAGATGAGATATAAGAAATAATCCTATGCCTGTCTCTTGTACTATCTTTCTAAGGTTAGTCATAATAGCGTCAATTGCTTTTCTTTCGTCCAGTATGCCATCTTGGTCACTAACAACGATAGACAGATGGTCTAAAACAATCCATTTACAATCAAAAGATTTAGCATAAGTTCTAATTACATTAAGTAATGAATCTTCAGACATACTACCAAAGTGGTCATAGAAGTATACATTCTTATCACCTACCGATTTCTGCCATAAGGCTTTCTTATCTTCAGCACTTAGTTCTCTTTCATATTGTGGTATGTGAATTGGTGAGTTAGCCTCAATAGACATTAAGCCTTTAACAGTACGTTCAATAGATTCCTCTAAGTGAATGATAGCTAGGTTATCGTCAGTCTTATCAAGTATGTATGCCTCTAGTTCTTTAACAACACTAGTCTTACCCATACCCGAACCACTTGTTATAGTTACAAGTTCCTTAGACCTAAAACCGTAAGTTAGTTTGTTAAGACCTGCCCACGGATAATCAATATTGACGAGGTTCTCATCTTTTAGAAGATGTTCCCAAGTGTCTTCACCTTTTATAATTCCTGCAGGTGTATATGATTCACTACCCCACCAAGCATTAGTAAACTCTTTAACCTTGCCATTAATTAACATTTCACTAGCATCTTTCATAGGTAGCTTACAAACTTTCAGCTTACCTACAGATATAATATCCTGTACATCTTTAATAGCTTGGAAACCTGCTTGGTCTTGGTCGAAACATAAGACCACATTATCAAAAGACTCAATATACTCTAAGTTCTCTTTAACGTCCCTAGAGGCTGAATTTGCTCCGTTCTTTAAAGAGACAACCTGCCACTTGCCGTCAAACATTTCGCTTATAGAAAGGGCATCTATCTCGCCCTCACATATAGTAAGATATTTACCGCCAGAACGGTTAGCATTTTGTCCGAATAAACCCGAACCTTTATTTGTACCTATTATTTGAAATTCTTTAGTCGAAACAGTTCTCTCTTTGTAACCAATTAAATTGTTACTATCTTTAGAGTCGTAGTATGGATAGTAATGTTTATCTATCTTACCACCTTTATCAAACGATACAGTAACACCAAATTTAGATGTTATGTTGCCTGATATTCTTCTGTCTTTGATTGCAGAACCAGTAACACCTCTAGGTGTAATTGTGGATTGCATTGATTGTTTCTCCTTATAATTGTTAGTGTCACTAAAAGTTAAATGTTTAACTTTTTGTTCGTAGTGTCCACAAGCATTACAATAACCGTGACCGTCAGAGTAGACCGAAAGGTTATCACCCGACCTGTCCCCACCTGTATCTCTACAGGCAGGGCAAGGCTTATGTTCTACAAAAGTAGAAGGATTATGTGAAGAACTCATTTGTCTCATCATCAGATGATTTGTAACCCTCAGTACGTTTAGAAACTTTAACGGCAGTTAGATATGTTGCTACGCCGTGTTGGGGGTGTTCATTTCCTGCTTTCCATAGCACCTGTACTTCGCTCTCAGCACCAAAATCGCTTCCAATGGCTTCACCATCGTCAGTCTTTATCATCTCAAAACTCAAAGGATACTTAGTAGAGAATTTTCTTGCTCTATAAGACCCCCCATCTTCAGTATTAATAGTCCTAACCTTAACACCTGCTTTCTCTAGTGCCTTAACTTCTTTATCATCAACGGCAACGGTAAGCGTGTACTTACCAGTATCTTCACCGTTAAATTTTTCTGTACTGTCTAAATAGACATACTTTGCTATACCTTTAGTTATCATACTTATATTATCCTAGAGACCAAAAAAAATAACCTAGGCTGATGGTCTCAAGAATCAACCTAGGTCTTTAGATTAAACTAAAATAATAACCATAATGATTATCACTTTAATTGAATCTATAGTAATATTTTAGCAGATTAATCAATCTAAGTCAAGAGTGATATCGTCACTATTTAAAATTTCATCATCATCTAACCAAGTATAGGGATTAGAGTAGTATCTGCAGACATTACATAAATCTACAAATACTGCCCTATCTTTAGGCTCTCTAGCCTTAGACTCCCATTCGTTTAAAACATTATCACAACATTTACATCTCATTTATATCTTCCTTTGATAATATATCTTTATTTTCATAAATGATTTCATCACCATTTTCATTTAATTGTTTACAGCGCTCATCATAATGCTCTGTAATATTTCTAACGTGTTCTCTATCCCAACCTATAGAATAATCAGAATCTTTCATAGAATATTCTCTGGCGGTCAGTTCGTCTAAACCCTCAAACATTGTATTACCTTGTCCATCTATAACAAACCAAGAGTATCTCTGTTCTTCGTACTGTTCCCTAAGTCTATTCATTAGAGGTTTATCCTCATTAATAGGTGTCCAATCTGTATTAACTTCATTAGCTAATTCAGTTCGTTTAGCACTAATTTCTATTGCTTTTTGTTGTTTATTATCCATTGTCTCTACTCCTTATTTTAATCGTTGTTCTAGTTCATCAAAGAAATCGGGAACATTACATTCTCCATTATAAATAGAAAACCATACATCTTTTATCTCATCAATAGTAAAAGATTTATCAAGTTTCTTTTTTAAATCTCTATTAATTTGTAACGCTTGATTGTAGGCGTTCATATTATTATTTGGGTTACTCATTATCTTCTTCTCCTTGATTCAATTATTATGTCATCATAGCCACGCTCTAAAAAAGCATTATAAACCTCTTTAGCCTTAGTGTAAGTGATAAAGTTGTTAGTTACTTCTGTACCACCTACCCAAACAGTATACTTTTTAATCTCGTTGCCCATTAGGTATGTTTTATTTTTACTCATTATTCGCTCCTCTCATAATCATCAACTTCAGGTATAAACTCAACATCTATCTCTCGCTCAGTCTCTACTGTATGAAACGCTCCCCATTGAAACTCCTCATTATTAAATACTAATCTTTGAATTTCGTGTTGAAAATCACTTTCACTTATAGGTATTCTAATAGTTTCTCTAGTTTTAAGGACTTTTATTTCTTCTTTTAAAGCGTCATTATTTCTTTTAAGTTTAGCGTTATCGGGGTCTGTGTACTCTTCTAAATCTTCCACTTGTAAAGACTCAGCCACATAAGAACAGTCTGCGTCAGTAGCCTCAAAAAGTTTAACTGTCCCATCATCATTTAGAACTTCGTTACCGTTGTCGTCCATTAGATAAAAAGAACATTCCCAAACATTAATATTAAAGTTTTTGTATTTTTTCATTATTTTTTCTCCGTGTTGTTATATAAAATTGTTACTATTTCTCTGGCTAATTCCAATCTTCCATCGGATTGACCTCTTAAAGTAGCGTCCATTATAGGTGCTTTTAAGTATTTTAATTGTACCTTAGATTGCTCTATTGTATGTGCAACTTTATCATAAATTAAATCTAAAACTTCACCATCAGTTAGATTTTCCATTGTTTTTTCCTTATATTAGTTAAAATAGAGTCCCGAGGATTCGATTCTCGAGGACTTCTCTTATGTAGCAAGGGCATAGCCTTACTTTTTATCTTCCTCGTCAAACAGTTTATTAATTCGGTCATTCTCCGCCATAAAGCACGGAATAAAGACACAGGCGACACCAATCATACCGCAAACCAGTAATAAAAAATCTAACGCTAGATGTTCAGTTAACATTTTATTTATTCTCCAATAAAAAATCATTATCTTTTATTAAGTTTTGGGCGTGTTCGAGACAAGCCATAAAAACTTTAATTTTATCAACCCCTTTAGAGCCTTTAATATCACCACCACTAGAGCGTTGAAAATCCACACCCTCTTTAGATATTGCTACCGATATAGCACCATTACCCCAATATCCTTTTGGCTGATAACTAGCCTTTAAAACTGGATAACTATTTTTATAATTGCTATCGTAATCTCTAAACCTAGTAATAGTTACT